ATGGTAACGGAGGGTTCCGCCTACTCTGTTCCCCAGTTTGTTCCCCAGAAGGACCATTTGATTATGAAGCTCAGCGCCCAGCTGGTGGACAAACTCCAGCCAACCGATCGGCGACAGGAGATCCCTGACGACCTCTGCACCGGCCTTTATCTCGTGGTCCAGCCGACCGGGAAAAAGGGCTGGCAGGTCAGGTATCGTCACGGCGGCACCCATCGCCGGATGACCCTTGGCCCCTACCCTGTCCTGTCGCTGGCCGAGGCCCGCGCACGGGCACGCAACGCACTGGCGGCAGCGACCGAAGGACGCGACCCGGCGGCCGAAGTCAAGGCGGCCAAAGCCCCCAAGCCCGAGAGCGACCGCGACAAGGTGAAGGCCCTGATCGACCAGTTCGACCGGCGCCACCTGTCCACGATCAAAAGCGGCAAGACCGTGCGCCAGCAACTCTACCTGCACGTCATTCCCAAGTGGGGCGAGCGCGACATAAACACCATCACCCGGCGCGACGTGGTGGACCTGCTGGATGGTCTGGTGGATGCCGGCACGCCCACGGCCGCAAACCGGATGCGCGCCTATCTGTCCAAGTTCTTCGGCTGGTGCGCGGATCGCGACGTGATCGAGGTTCCGCCCACGCTCAAGGTCAAGGCCCCCGTCAAGGAACGCAGCCGCGAGCGGGTGCTGTCGGATGACGAAATCCGCTGGTTCTGGGCCGCCTGCGAGGCAACGGGCTACCCCTGGGGACCACTGGGCAAGGCCCTGCTGCTGACCGGCCAGCGCCTGGGCGAGGTCACCGCAATGTCAGATGCCGAGATACATGGGGACACATGGCACCTGGCCTCGACCCGCACCAAGAACGGCCGGGCGCATGACGTGCCGCTGTCCCCTGCCCTGCGCGCGGTGCTGGACGGCATCACCCGCGTGGCCGATGACAAGGGCAAGGTGCATTTCATCTTCACGACCACGGGCACCACACCCGTTTCAGGCTTCCGCAAGGCGATGCGGCACCTGGCCGATGCGATGGCAGCCGCAGCCGAGAAGGAACGTGGCGAGCCGGTGGCGATCCCGCATTGGACGTTCCACGATCTGCGGCGCACCATGGCCACCCGGATGGCGCGGCTGGGCATCCCCGTGCGCGTCACCGAAGCCGTCCTGAACCACGTCAGCGGCACCGGGGGCGGCATTGTCGCGGTCTACCAGCGGCACGACTATGCCGACGAAAAGCGCCACGCGCTGGACGCCTGGGCGCGGCTGCTGGCCGAGCTGGTCGAGGGCACGGCGGGGAACGTGATCAGGCTGCGGATGATGCCGAGCTAGCTGCCGCTTCGGCCTTAATTGCTTCGTAAGTGCTGATGACACTTGCGCGGTCAAGGACCATGAACGGCGTGCTGCTGTCCGATATACTGACGAAGGCCCACCTCTTGAAGAATCGCTCTGCATCCGCGTTCGCAGCATTCAGGGACAGGGCGAAGATCCTGCCGAACTTGTTCATGGTTTCGGCCGCGATAGCGAACACATCCACCATCAGTGTGGTGGAATGCTTCTTCTTCTGGTGGTTCGAATGAACCGCAAGGTGATCGAGATACAGAAATGTCTGATCACCAGCGTAAACCGACTCTGTGTCAATCATCTCGCCGGCCGCAGGAACCTTCACTGACATGCTGTGAAAGCCCAGAACGTCGTCACCATCATAGAGCACCCGAACGCGGCACTCTGGCAGGGCCTTGTGATGGACCTTGTATGCCTTCTTCCCGAACTTCTCGATGTCCCGATAGCCACAACGAAAACTGGCCAGACAGTAGGGGCCCCGCACCTCTTCAATGATCTGTGACATGCGGGGCAGACGTGCCTTAGCGGGCGCGGTGGACGGTGTTAAAGGACTTCGCCGCGCTCTTCAGGAGGGCCGCGTTTGGCGTCAGCGAGCCGCCGCGAGCCTTCTTCGCATCGCGAATCGCCGTCTTGAGAAACTTGTCCGTAATGATCTTCGTGAACATGCGCCGCCCGAGGACGGGCGCGATCAGCACATCATCCACCCAAGCCTTCAGCTTGATTCCATGCGGTTTTTTCACGGCGGCCATGTCAGCCTCTCACAACTCTTCGAACTGGACGGGAACTTGACGTCAAGAAATCTTTCTTCCCCACTATCGCCGACATAGTGTCCGGATCAAGTGAAATGAACCTCATTGCTCAACATCGTTACTCTTGACAGTCTGACAAAGCGTAAACTGTGCGGGCGCGATTCGGTTCCTCTGGGGCTGGGTGCGCACGGGCGGGACTACGGTTACCATAGCGCTGCCCGGCAGGAAACCGGGGGCTGCCCGTGGCGACCAAGTGTGCAGGCGAGCGACCGAGCTTCCGCAATAACCGGGTATTGCGCTGTCATGCTGTCAGCCCGAGCGAACGCGAGGTCGGGCTTCTGGTGACGCGGCTGTATGACAGGCAGCTGTTCACCGTCGAGGCGCTGGCGGACTACCTGCGCAACAGGTGCCGCTGGGCCGAGTGAGTGATCGGGGTAGATCAGCCCCCCCCCTGTGGACCACCCCTTGCGGTCTAAGTTCCCGGGTGAAGGGGCTGCGGATTGTCCGGACTAAGATCCGCCGCATCAACCGCGATCACACGCGATAGCATCCCGTTTGTCTAATCTCTACGGGTTGCCATTTCTCGAAAATATTTCTCAATCATTTCAACGGCGTCCAAACCTGTCAGGAGATCCTGCTGCTGGTTGAGCTGATCCATTTCCCGCGAAATCCGAAGATACTCGTCTGCGACTTCATGCCACTCTGGCGTGCCCTTTGTGGCGTTCGACAACTCCCAAAGCTCGTCCAGCTTCGACCTCTTGGCTTGGATCTGATCCTCTAGATCGAGCCACTTTTGAGCCTCCGGCGAGGCTGGCGCAGGATATTTTTCCTCTAGCGTTGCCACGATCTCGGCGTTCATGCTGCGGTTGTTTGCCTCTGCGGCAGCCTTGATCCTGTCCCGCATCCCGGCTGGCGGGCGAATAACTATTTGCCCAGCCTCTTCGCGCTTGCTCTTGGTCATTAGAATCCCCCGGGCCACATAGTCACACTTTGTGCCTATATCACCGCTTGACGCAATGCGCACAGAATGTGACTATGCTCACACAATGTGACCATGTTGGGGCATTGTTCAGCCCAAGAGGTGACTATGAAAATAGTTCAAGTCGGGGTTCGGTTTCCGGCCGATGTGAAGGCGTGGCTCGAAGATCAGGCACGCATCAACAGGTCGAGTCAGAACTCGGAAGTGATCCGTTCGATTCGGGAACGGATGAAGGCAGCGGGGGAAGATCTTGGCGGACACGCCCCCGCCGCCGGGACGGATCGCAAAACGAACCATCGGGGGGCACATGACCACGCTGGCGAATGACGCGCAAGCCCCCCTGCCCCGCATGTTGCCCTCGGGCGCGGTGCGCACGATCTGCGGGGGTGTCTCCAAGGTGACCCTGCACCGCTGGATGAACCGCCCCGAGCTGGGCTTTCCCAAGCCCATCACCATCGGCCAGCGCAACTACTGGCGCGAGGCCGACGTGATGGCCTGGCTGAACGCGCGCGAGGTGACTGCATGAGCGAACTGCATGATCACATCCGGCAACAGGCCGATGCCGCCGAGCTGCTGGCCCGCATCATCGACACGCTGAACATCGCGATCGACTTGCCCGATCGCAGGGACTTCATGTTGCGACTGATCGAGGAAGCGCAGGAAATCGGCCATTCGCTGGCTGATAACCTTGGCTGGGACATGCTTCCGAAAGGTGGTGCGGAATGACGATGGATCATCTGCCCACTGCCCTGCGCATCGACTGCGTCGGCAGCGCCGCGCAGGACGCAAGCAATATCGCCGATCTGGTCGATACCCTGTTCGCGGGTCAGGACTGGCCCGCTGACAGCATCGTTCCCGGTTCGCTTTGTGCAATCTCGGACATGCTGCGGATCCTCGCATGGAACCTTGGCAGGCTGAATGAAGCCCAGCTGCGGCAGCGGTCGGCGCAGGTTCCCGTAGTGGCCCACTCGGATGACCCCAGCGCCACCCGCCCCCGCGCCGGCTTTGCGCAGAATGCCGACTGGCTGCCCCCGGTCTCTGACACATGGGTGATGCCATGAGCGCCGCCAAGCTGTTGTTGACGCTGGATGGCCGGCACTCCGAAGCCTATCTGGCCTATAGCATCGGGATGCTGGTTAAAACCGCGCGTCATGCCCTGGCATCCGTGGAGTGCATTGACCTCGACGAAATCGAAGCCCGAGACCACAGCGTTGCCGAAACCCTGGCGATTGCCGAGGCCCTGGTCTGTGTCCTGCACGAGGCGGTGGCTGGGCTGGGTGCCGACGGTCAGTAATGCGAGGCTTCGGCGTGGATCGTGGCTTCGTGGGTGGCGAAATACCGCTTCATATCTGGAGCGATGACAAGGCGCGTTTCCGGTGGCTGGAGGCCATCCGGGGGCGTGGCGCGCTGTCACCGATGGCGCGCCTGTTGGCGCATGAACTGGTCCTGCGACGTGCGAACTACAAGACCGGACAATGCAACCCGAGCCCCACAAAACTGGCAGAAGACCTCGGCTGTTCGGTCGATACGATCAAGCGGTCGATGGCCGATCTGGTCGAATCCGGGTGCATCCGGCGCCTGTCAAAGGGGCCGGGATCCGGGCGGACTGCCAGCATTGTGTTCCTCTTCCAAGCAGAAATCGTGCCGTTTCCGTCCCAGAAAAAGGGGGCAAAAATGCCCCGTTTAGAGCAAGAAAAGGGGGCAGAAATGCCCCCAATCGACGAGAAAAAAAGGGGGCAAATCTGCGTAAAAAAAGGGGGCAAAAATGCCCCCCAGAACCATAGAAGAGAACCATACACACGCGCGCACGCGCGAGGCGGCGACATTCAGACCGAGGCGCAGGCCATCGCTGACCGCCTGTCGGCTGGAGAGAACATCCCGGCGTTCAAGGTCACCAAGACCCTTGCCCGGGAAATCGTCAGACTCGGCCGCTTCACCGAAGACGAGCTTTGGCGGAAGTGGCAGATCGAATGCTGAGAAAGGAACGGCATATGCCGAACGTCTACACGAAGATCCCGGCCGATCCCGATCGGCTGATCGGGCTGCCCCAGATCGCTGCCATCTGCGGGCTGAGCGCACCGACGCTTCGGCGCATGGCGCAGGAGGGGACCAACGCAATTCCCGTGCGCCGTGTCGGCGGGCGCTGGTGGGCATCGCGCAAGGCACTGGCCGCATGGGTCGAGGCCCAGACCGGCCGGCAACCCCAATAGCCATGTCCGAATTCCGGACACGGACACCAAACCAAATTTCAAGGGAAAGCCGATGAAACAGGAAGACAGGGCTGAGCTGCTGCGGCGCCTCGATGCCGAGGCGAAGGTTGCCGGGGACGCGGTGGCCGAGGTGATCGGGCAGTTGACTGTGCAGGGGCTGGACCCCTTCGCCATCCTGGCCGGTGCCCATGCGCAGATCGTGGTTGGCATGGCCATGGTCTGGGGTGATGAGCTGGCGGCGCAGCGCCTCGAAAGCGCAGCTGGTCGGCTGCGCAATCCGCCAACGGTCGAGGATGTGGCGCTGGCGATGGTGGCGCCAGCCGGAACGGCCTGACCCGGGGGGTGGTTCTGGACTTTGCGCCCTGGCTGGGGACCGGCGCGGGGAACCAAGCGCGATAGAGGGCCGAAATAGGCTTTTTATCAATGAGTTATGAAGATTGACGGGCAAGGAGACGGGGAAGTGGGCTTCGAAATGGGAAAATTCCAGAAGGCGGATGCGGACAATCCGCCCCTCGATCGCAGGCGCGCGGATGAAGTGCTGGAGCCGAACCGGCCGATCTGGGGGCTGGAGGAAATCGGCAAGGTGCTGGGGCTGTCGGTGAACAAGTGCCGCGAACTGGCCAAGGATCCCCGGGTGCCGATCTACAAGCCCGAGGGCAGCGGCCGCCACTTCGCCTACAAGTCCGAGCTGGTGGCGTGGTTGCGCGCCGCGAAAATCTGACGGGCAGCACGACTTTGGAGGACTTTGTAGGTTTCTGGAGGGTGACGACCACGGCGGGCAGCGCGCATAAACTGGTCTATGCGTATCTGGCCCTTTTCCCGCAAGGCTTCCGAGCCTGAAACCAAGTCCCTGACCACGGCAGGATCGTGGGAAGAGCTGTTCGGCGTGGCTGCCCCGACCGCTTCCGGCATCGCGGTCAGCGCAGGCGAGGCGCTGCGGGTGCCGGTGGTGGCAAACGCGATACAGCTGATCAGCGAGGCGGTGGCCTCGCTTGACGTGATGGTGAAGCGGATCGAGGGCGGCGCGGAAATCGACGTGCCCGGCCATCCGGTTCTCGCCCTTCTGCGCGATGAGGCGAACGAGTGGACCAGCGGGTTCGAGTTGATCCGCCAGATCGTCGCGGATGCCCTCATGTCCGACCTGGGCGGCATGGTCTGGGTCAACCGGGTGGGCGACGAGCCGCGCGAGCTGCTGCGCTACCGCGCCAACCTGATCTTCGATCTGGACACCGACAACGGCGAACGGCGCTACCGGCTGGGCGGCCGGGTGATCCCGGCGCGCGACGTGATCCACCTGCTGCCGCCGCTGGGCCGTGCCCCGCTGTCGCTGGCGCGCGAGGCCATCGGAATCGCGGTGGCACTGGACCGCCACGCGGGGCGGCTGTTCACCCGTGGCGCCCGCCCGAGCGGCGCGCTGATGATGCCGGCGGGGGTGAAGGAAGAAGCCATCAAGGCCGCCCGCGCGGCCTGGCGCGCCGCCCATGAAGGCGAGGATCAGGGCCGCACGGCGATGCTCTACGATGGCATGACGTTCCAGCCTTTTACCTTCGCTTCCACCGATGCGCAGTTCCTCGAGAACCGCCGGTTCCAGATCGAGGAAATCGCGCGGGCGTTCAACATTCCGGCGCCGATGGTGGGCGATCTGAGCCGGGCCACCTGGTCGAACAGCGAACAGAAGGGCCGCGAGTTCCTGAGCTACACGCTGGAGCCGTGGCTGCGCGGGCTTGAAGGCGCGCTGCGCCGGGCGTTGTTCTCGGATGCCGAGCGGGCAACCCATGTGATCCGGTTCGATCGTGACGACCTGACCCGCGCCGATCTGGCGACCCGCGCCACCACGATCAACAGCCTGATCGCCAGCCGCACGATCAACCCGAACGAGGGCCGCGACTGGCTGGGCCTGCCCCCGCGCGAGGGCGGCGACGAGTTCCTGAACCCCAACATTTCCCAGACCCCGGCGACCCCACCCGCCAAAGAGGACCCGACCGATGGAACTGCATGAGATCGAGGCCGAGGCGCAGGACCACGACCGGGGCCGCGACTTCGACCTTCTGGATCCGGTGACGGGCAAGGGCGTGGGGATCACCCTGCGCATTGCAGGCCCGGACAGCGCCACGCAAGCGCGCGCCCGTCTGAGGATGATGGACGAGCTGGCCGAGGCCGCCGACGATGCCGGAATGGTCAACGCAGCCGCCCGCGAGAAGGCGCGGCTGAACAGCCTGGCCGCCTGCGTTCTGGGCTGGAACGTGCGCGAGGCGGGCGAGCCGGTGCCCTTCACCCATGGCAACGTGCTGCGGCTTCTGCGCGCGGCCCCGTGGGTGCAGGCGCAGGTTGACAGCTTCGCGGCCGACCGTGCCGCCTTCCAGGGGCTGCGCTGATGGACCGGCTGGAAATCAAGGCGCAGTTCGCCGTTACCGAGGATGGCACGATCGAGGGGCTGGCCTCGGTGTTCGGCACCCCCGATCGGGGCGGCGACGTGGTTCATCGCGGGGCCTTTGCGGGCGCTTCTTTCCCCATCCCCATGCTGGCCAGCCACGACCAGAAGGACGTTATCGGCGTCTGGAATTCGGGCGAAGAGACCCCGGAAGGCCTGCGCGTCAAGGGTCAGATCACGGTCAGCGTCCAGCGCGGGCGCGAGATCCTCGACCTGATCCGGGCCAAGGCCATGGGCGGGCTTTCCATTGGCTACATGGCCACCAGCAAGACCCCGCGCCGTGGCGGCGGGCGAGACCTGCACAAGATCGACCTGTTCGAAATCTCCGTTGTCGCCATACCGATGCACCCCGGCGCGCGCATCACGTCAGCAAAGGAACACCCCATGACGGAAAAGACCGAGACCCCGGACATTGCGGCGCTGGAAGCCAAGATGGCCGACCTGGAGAAGAAGGCCGACACCACGGCGCTGGTGGCCCGCCTCGACAAGCTGGAGGCCAAGGCGAACCGGCCGCAGGGCGGCGCGGATGATCCGAAGGAGCCGACCGCCGAACGCAAGGCCTTTGCCGCCTATCTGCGCCTTGGCGATGCCATCACGGCCGAGGAACAGAAGGCGCTGAACCAGTCCAGCGATCCGCAGGGCGGCTATCTGGCGCCGGCCGAGCTGTCTTCGGAAGTGATCCGCGATCTGGTCGAGTTCTCGCCCATCCGGGCGGTGGCCGATGTGCGCGGCACCACGGCACCCTCGACCATCTACCCCACGCGCGGCGACAGCACCAACGCCCGCTGGGTGGGCGAGACCCAGGCCCGCACGGCCTCGACAATCACCTTCGGGCAGAAGGAAATCGCGGTGAAGGAACTGGCCACTTATGTGGACATTTCCAACCGGCTGCTGGCCGATGCGCCGCAGGCCGAAACCGAGGTGCGCAGCGCGCTGGCCGAAGACTTCGGCAAGAAGGAAGCCACGGCCTTTGTCTCGGGCGAAGGCGTGCTGGAGCCTGAGGGCTTCATGGTCAATGCCGACATTGCCTATACGGCGAACGGCCATGCGGCGAACCTGTCGGCCGATGCGCTGATCAACCTCATGTATGCGATGCCCGCGACCTATCGCAATGCGGGCGCCTGGGCGATGAACGGCACCACGCTGGCCACGGTCCGCAAGCTGAAGGATGGCGACGGCCGTTTCCTGTGGCAGCCGTCCTATCAGGCCGGGCAGCCCGAAATGATCCTCGGCCGCCCGGTGGTCGAGATGGTGGACATGCCCGATATTGCCGCCGACGCCTTCCCCATCGTCTATGCCGACTTCAAGGCCTACCGCATCCTCGACCGGGTGGGCCTCGACGTGCTGGTCGACCCCTACACCCAGCGCACCAATGGGATGACCCGGATCCACGCCACCCGCCGGGTGGGCGGGGGCGTCCTGCAGGCCGCCCGGTTCCGCAAGCTGAAAATGGCCACCTCGTAAGGAGCAACCGCCATGCGTGATCTGTATTCCAACATCGCGGCCACCCTGGCGCTGGCCCCTGCCGTGCAGGCGGCGGCCGCCACGGGTGCCACCATCGACCTGCAAGCCGCCCGTTCGGTGGCCTTCGTGGTCAACACCGGGGCCATCGAGGGCGATGGTGACTTCGGGGTGACCATTCAGGAAAGCGACACCACGACCAGCGGCGACTTTGCCGATGCGGCGGCTGCGGTGATCGACACCGACGCCCCGGACACGCTGGAGGCCTCGGCGAGCTATCGCCTCGGCTATCGCGGGTTCAAGCGCTATGTGCGCCTGTCGCTGACCAAGGCCGGCGGCACCAGCATCGCGGCCGGCGCCGTGGCTGTGACCGAACCCCTGACCCGCCCGGTGGCCTGATGCCCACGGCCGCGCCCAAGGTCTGCGCCTGCGGCAAGGTGGTGCCCCCTGGCGGGCGCTGCCCCTGCCGGGCCAAGGCCGATGCAGAGCGCAAGGCGCGGTTCGACAAGACCCGCCCCAGCGCCACCGCGCGGGGGCTGGGCGCTGACTGGCGCAAGCTGCGCGCGGCGCATCTGGCAGCGCATCCCCGCTGCTGCCGCTGCGGGGCGCCTGCTGCCGAGGTGGATCACGTCGTGCCCCGCCGGGAAGCCCCCGATCGGCGGCTTGACCCGACCAATCTGCAATCCCTCTGCACCCCCTGTCATTCCGGCGCCAAGCAACGCGAAGAGCGCCGCCAGTTCGGGAGAACACCCCAATGACCATTTACGCGACGAACGGCGCCAAGCTCTATATCGGCGGGGCGCTGGCGGCCAAATCCACCGACTTCGTGCTGACGGACTTTGCCAGTCAGACCTGGGTGGAAGTCGGCGAGACCGAGGGCCTTGGATCGGTCGGCGATGCCTCGGCGGAAATCACCTTCGACGGAATCGCGGCGAACCGCACCCGGCGCCTGAAAGGCACCCGAAACGCCGGCACCATGGAGGTTGTCTGCGGCATCGACTATGACGATAATGGGCAGATTGCCTTGCTGGCAGCCGAAAAGACCATCCACGATTACGCCTTCAAGCTGGTGCTGAACGATGCCCCGCCGGCCGGCACCCCGTCCGAGCGCTACTTCGTCGCCAAGGTCGGCAGCGCGGTGGAAGCCTTCGACACGGCGAACAACGTGATGAAGCTCAACGCCTCGCTCTGGGTGAACAGCAACGTGGTCAAGGTCAACGCGGCGGCCTGATCCATGCTTTACCCCGTCGCCGGCAGCCGCATCTTCATGGCCGATTTGCCCGGGTTCGAACCGAGCGCGGTGCCGTCTGGCGCCTGGGTGGAAATCGGCCAGGCCGAGGCTTTCGGCACGCTGGGCGGCACATGGCGCATGACCGACCTGGAACCCGCGCTGAACTTCCCTGACGGCCTTCCCGCTATGTCGCATCTGAAAACCTACATGGAGCGGCCGGTGATGCAGATCGTTCTGGGCAATGACCCGACCGATGCCGGGCAGGCGCTGCTGTGGAATGCGTGGCGTGCGTTGGAAGCGTTCCCGTTCCGCATCGTCTTTCCCGACGGGGCGACCCGGCGCAGCTGGTCGGCGCTGGTGATCGACCTGCAAGAGGTGTTCGACACGGCGAACAGCGTGATCAAGGTGCAGGCCAGCCTGCGCCCGGTCTCGGAAATCCTGCGCAGCGAGGCGCCCTGACATGGCCTATGTCACGACCGACCAGATCCGCGATCACCTGTCCCTGACCGATGACATGGCCACGGCCAATGCCGCGCTGCTGGCGCGCAAGCTGGCGGCGGCGCAAGGCCATGTGGAACGGATGCTGGGCTATACGCTGGCGGCCCGCTTCATCGACCCCCAGGCCGAGCCGGTGCCGGATGATGCGCGCGAGGCGTTCCCCGCACCCTTGGGCGAGGCGATCCTTCAGCTGGTCGCCTGGTGGTTCGAGAACCGCGAGACGGCCGGGCCTGGCGCGCGCGAGCTGCCCTTTGGCGTGCGCGAGCTGATCACCGAATACCGGGACTGGAGCTTCTGATGGCGAACGATGGCGGCCTTGCCAGTTTCCAGCGGCGCATGAGGGCGATTCCGCAGGCGGCGCGCGAAGCCGTGCAGCCGACACTGGTGCGCGAGGCGGAAAAGATCGCGGCCACCATGCGCCACCTTGCCCCCGACGATCCCGCGACCCCCGCCCCCGATCTGAAATCCAGCATTGCAGTCACCGGGCCGGGCCAATCTACGCCACCCTATTCCCAGCCGGGCGGCGCGATGGTGGTGCCCGAAAACGCGGTGGCCATCACCGCAGGCAACACCGATGTGCGCTATCCTCATCTGCAAGAACACGGCACCAGCAAGCACGCGGCGCAGCCGTTCTTCTGGCCGGCCTTCCGGCTGCATCGCAAGAAGGCCCTTGCTGCGATCAAGCGCGGCATCGGCAAGGCCGTGAGGGAGGCAAGATGAGCGCGGAACTGGCGGTGCAGGTGGCGCTGCGGGCGCGGCTGATCGGAACCCCGGCCGTGGTCGCACTGGTGCCGGCGGCGGCGATCCTCGACACCGGGCAGCGGCCGGCGCTGTTCCCGGCCATCATCCTGGGCGAAAGTCAGGCGGTGGACGAAGGCGACAGCATCGCCCGTGATCGGCTGCGGGTTTACCATACCGCCCATGTCTGGACCCGCGAAACCTCGCTGCAAGGCGTCAAGCGCATCTGCGGCGCAATCCGCGCGGCGGTTGCTGTGGGGCGCCTCGACCTTGGCCCGGGGTTCCATTGCGCCGATCTGCGCGTGTCTTCCATGCGGCAGATGCGCGACCCGGACGGCGAAACCTCGCATGGCGTGGTGACGATCGAGGCGCTGGTGAAGGAGCTGGCGCCATGACCGCCGGGCAGCGCAAGCACCTGATCACCGTGCAGGAAGGCCCCCGCCAGCCTGGACGCGGCGGGCACCCCCTCGATGACCTGGACCGACAAGGCGCGCCTCACGGCCGAGATCGTGCGGCAGGGCACGACCGAGTTCATCCGCGACTTCGGCGCGAGCGATGAAACCGTGATCGTGTTCCGCACCCTCTGGCCGGGCGAGATCACCACGGCCGATCGGGTGCGCCATGCGGGGCGCAGCTTCAACATCCGCGAGGTGGTGCCGCTGGGGCGCGGCTTTGCGCTGGAGCTGCGCTGCATCGCCTTCAACGGGGTAGACTGACATGCGCGGCGCCAAACCGGAAATCCGCCCCGACCTGGACGCGATCCTTGACCTGACGGCGCCCGGCTGGCTGTCGGCGGATGCGCGCGAAGAATGGGACCGGGTGGTTCCGGTGCTGTCCGCGCGCCGCATCCTGACCCTGGCCGACCTTGGGCAGGTGGAAAACTACTGCATGGCCATGGGGCTGGCCCGCGAGATGGAGCGCGAGATCCAGCGCCTGGGCGCGGTGCAGAAGGTCTACAAGATCGACAAGGACGGCGAAGCCCTGCTGGTCGGCATGAAGCGCAATCCGGCCATCGGCATTCAGTCCGACGCCATGACGCGGGCGCGGCTGCTGGCGGCGGAACTTGGCTGCACCCCTGTTTCCCGGTCTCGGCCAACGGTCGAAGATACCGAAGGCCAGCGCGATCTGTGGTCCATCATTCCCGGGGGTGGCTGATGCTGCGCCCGGCCTGGATTGATGATGGCAGCGAAATCCCCGATCCTCTGGGGCATGGCGAGGCGGCGGTGCAATGGCTGCGGATGCTGCGTCACCCAAAGAGCCGCCTGCCTGGGCGGGCGCTGTGCCTCGACCCATGGCAGGAACGCATCATCCGCCGCATCTATGGCCCGCGCCACCCGGACGGCAGCCGCATCGTGCGCCGCGTGGTGCTGCTGTTGCCGCGCGGCAACCGCAAGACGGCGCTTTGCGCGCTGATCACCCTGCTTCATCTGATGGGCCCGGAACGCGGCTTCGGCAATCGGGTGTTCTCGGCCGCTGCCAGCCGGGAACAGGCGCGCGAGCTATACCGGGAAGCGGCGCTGATCGTGACCGGCGATCCGCAGCTTGGCCGCTATCTGTCCATCAAGGACTACACCTCGGAAATCCTCTGCGGCCGCATCGGATCGTCCTATCGGGCGCTGTCTTCCGAGGGCCTGTCGCACCATGGTCTGACCCCCAACGTGGTGATCGCCGATGAACTGCACGTCTGGCAGGGTCGGCCGGGGCTGAACCTTTGGGAGGCCCTGACCTCGGCGCTGGTGAAGGTCTCGGAAACCCTTCTGAACCGCCCCGGGTTTACCGGAGGGTGGTTTGTTCAATGACTAGGCGACCATATCGAGTGTGTTCAGGTTTGCATAGAACGCCTCCTCTGCTTCTGCGGGCGGGATGTATCCGATGGGTCCGAGCAGGCGACGGTTGTTATACCAATCGACCCACTTCAGGGTTTCCCATTCGACTTCGCGCATCGATTTCCAAGGGCCGATCTGGTTGATGACTTCGGTCTTGAACAGGCCAATCACGCATTCGGCCAGCGCATTGTCGTAGGCGTCACCGACGGTGCCTGCTGAAAGGTCGATTTCGGCTTCGGCCAGCCGTTCAGTGTATTTGATCGA